GCGAGCACAAACCTGTTGTGGTCTGAACGTTTTGACGCCGCCCCATTCTTGCTACCAAGTGGTGGAGGACAGATCGCTATCACTCCAGGTATTGAGTTGGCGTAATCATGGCACTGTATAACAAAGACGGCACAGTCTATAAACTCACTGGTGAATTGAGTCAGTTAATCCCAGACAGTCCTTCGCACGACTTGTTCAATCTTTGGGACCAAGAAGCAATTCGTGCAGGAGGAACGCCTTTGTTGTACTATGAAGTATTCATCACTAACATTGACAAGTTGTACCTTGAGAGCAGAGATAAGCTCTGGTCACAACACCCCGTCGAAATTTGGGGCGTATATGACCCAATCCCAAGCCAGTTCGAGCAAGGCTTGTTTGGTATTGATGGACCGGACACTATGGTGTTCAGTACAAACTACCAGGATACCATCGACAAGCTAGACCATCTTCCAATCATTGGCTCTCGTATTTTCACTCCGCACCTGAAGGAGCATTGGGAGATCATTGATCGTAAACTTGGTGACTTCCACAGATGGAAGGTGTACCGCATCGAAATTCATTGTCAACGATTCCAAGAGTCGTTGACAACCGGGGAAGGCCGAGTGACGCACGACACCGATCCTAGCCCGTCGTTCGATATTGACTGATTCTATTGTCTCTATACCTGATCCTTGGGATAGGATGGAGATCACTAAAGAAGCAACGTGGCGTCAATCTTAATATCGGGAACCGTTCTACAATGTGCGTACTTACTCTGTAATTCGGCGGAATGTGTTGGCCGTTAATAGTGGGAGGACGCAACTGAGGGAATCTGTGAAGCCCTAGTCCTACTTCCATGACAACCTCAAGCTAGGTTCGTTTTTTCGCTCTTTGATTTGAGGAGGCAATAAACCAGAACTGTTCAGTTGCGAAAGCCTAGCGTAAAGGTTGTCTTGTGTGGCGAAGTTATCAATCTCAACTTTACGTGTAATGAGTTCGTCCTTGTGATGTTGAATGAATTCCCAAGAAGCCTTTAGTTGCTCCTTCCGGTCTTTATCCATCTCCTTCAATGATATGTCTCGCCTAGGAATGACCAAACCCTGCGCAATAGGTCTTCCCTTCTCGAACTTCGCCTTTCGCCTCACAAAGACAACCTGTAGATGCCCCGGCCACCAGTCGGCTTCTATTATTTGTGGGATGGCGATTGGTGTGTCGTGTGTTCCCCAGGAACTCATTGCAAAGAAACAAGTGTGGTGTGGAAAGATCATTAGGTTGTAGCTTTCCTTCACACGTACGTGTGAAGGAAAGCGTATAGCGAACAACTTGTCAGACATTACTTGACAGTTTACCTCGGGCGAAAATTTAAGTGAGTTCTTAGTCACTATCCAATCGTCATAAGGCCAGACAATCTCGAACCCAAGTGTGGCAGCATCGTAAACCTCTTTGAATTGCCACGCTTGAGGATCATTGCTCACGTTGCAGAGCGTTTCGTCAAATCTTAGGTCTTTTACGATCTCACCGTCGTGTTCTAGGATCATGCCATATCTCCAATGATGTTAATAACATTGAGTTTTAATGTTGGGGCGATAAATACCTTCTGTAAAGGAGAAAAATGCCTGAGAAATCACTGAACGAATGTGCTGAACCTCGTCAGTCAGATCGAAATGTGAAAGAGCCACATGCACAGAACTGTGAAGATGTTGCGCAGTTTAGGTCGTGTGAAGGACTTGAGAATCTTCATCATGCTCCGAACGCTTCATTTGAAGGTCTTGATGCTGATTTGATGGCTCTCCAGGAAGGATTAGGCGAACCGAATTATTGTGATCCGATGTTAAGAGGCACAATATTCGAGGAGGTAGATGCTCCGAAGTTGCCACCAGATCGATCTGTGATCTACAGATACTCGAAGGGATATCGTGCTATTGATGAATCGGTTTGGAAGCTCTTCCAAAACGTCAATGTAGCAGACGAGCGAGGCAAGGTGTTCCGTGTCCCAATTGTGTGGGGTTCTCAAGAGCGGGCCGTTGCAGTCATTCTTCAAACCAATGTGCGAAAGGATAACACCGGGGTAGCAGATCGCATCATCCTACCGATGATGTCCATCTACACTTCTGATTACAGTTTTCCTCGTGAGCGATACATCTATCACAAGGCAGTTGATTACAAACGTGGCGTTCAACGATACAACGATCAAGGTCATCCTGTTGGCATGATTGGCGGGTCGCCTAGTTGGACACACAGGGAATGGAAACACGAGCACGACACAGTGCTTGGTATGACACGAGGGATTCCTGTTGATCTAGGATATACGTTAACTATCTGGACAATGTTCTGGGAAGATATGAATCAAATACTAGAACAGATCGCTACGAAATTTAGTCCACTTGCGTATATAAGGATACATGGTGTTACCAACTGGGAAAGTACGGTTAGGATCGACTCGGTTAGTAATAACGTAGATACAGAACCTGGGGACACGAACAAACGTGTGTTTAAGTTCCAAATTAACTTAACGGCTGAGTCATATATACCTCAGCCAATAGTGAGGCGAAAGGCCGTACTAAAGACAAGAACTGAGATTTTGGACAGTATTACTGACCAAGACGTGGCAAACGTTATAGCAAGAATAGAAGAAGCTGTAGGAGAGGATATATGATTGAAGTCCGAAACAAAACGCCTGGCCCAGTGCAATTGGTAGTTAGGTCGTTTTCCGACAGGCGAGAACACGCTAAGGCCATGACAGTTCTTAATATCCCAGGACGTAAGACGGTTCTACTCGAAGACGAGCGAGTAGTGAGTGAGTATTTAGACCGAAATGTCAAATGGGGACTATTAACGACCAGACAAATACAGAGTAACGAAGAAGCCCACAAGAAGGAGAGATAACATGCCGCTTCTAAGGGGATTTCCACCGAGCAATACAATTAGCCCTAGTGTTCGGATCAAGGAAACTGATTTGAGTCTGATTCTGCCGAACCCAAGTCCACACCGGGCAGGACTTGTTGGCTTCGCCAGTAAAGGCCCGATCAATTTACCAACGCTAATTCAAACAAGACGAGAACTACACCGCACGTTTGGGTATCCTCATCCTGATGAGAGCGACCCGTACCTCATCTATGCTTGCGAGCAGTATCTGCTTGTGGCAAACGAACTGTACGTTGTGCGTGTAGCTGACGAAAGCCCGGTAAGTGACGAGCAAGCACAAACGGCGAGTGTGGACGTTTCTGCGTCTGGCTCGACTGTACAGATCGAGTCGGATACGGCTGGACCCTATACGTTTTCCGATAGTGCATTCTTCCGATGGAGACTTAACACAAGGCTTTCGAGCAAGACCTTGGTTGTCCTGGCGGATACTTACACAACTGACGAACTCGTAACAGAGTTGAATGACCAGCTTGACTCCGACATTGACGGAATTGAGTTCTACAACTCTACCGGGGACAAGATCGCCGTGCGGACAACATGGGCTTATGGTCCAGACGCCGAACTCGAAATGGTTTCTGTCTCTGGTTCTATGTACGGTGACTCCGTTGCCGGTGGCAATGTGAGCGGCCTTGGTACAGGAATGGAGCAGGCGTCAGTCACCGGAACGGCGACCAAATATCCAAATACTGCATATCAGACGGATGGGCAGTATGACTTCACTGGCTTGGCTGATTTGAACTTGCAAGTCGTCATGGAAGGTACGGACAACGTATTGATTGACGATATTGTTCAAGTCATCGACCTCGCTGACTTGGAAGACACGGATGCCGCTATTGCCGACATCGTACTTGAAATCAACTCCCAGGCCCAAGGCTTTACTGCCTCGGCAACAGGTGCTGGGAACTTGGTTTTGACGACAGACACTTTTGGACGTGATTCTAAGCTGCTTGTCAAGGTAGCCAGCACAGCCGATACCATTTTTGGTTTGGCTAACATTACCGCCGAAGGCGTTAGCCCAATCGGAGCCACTGGTGATGCTGACATTCATACTGTCGGTCGAGCTAATGGTTTGGCCGAAGGTTCGGGTGGTATTAGCTTCACCCTCGACGCTGACTCGCCTGGCATTGAAGGCAATGAAACGCAAGTTGTTATTGAAAACAACTCGCTAGATGGCACATTCCAATTCAATATCTTTAGCAATGGTGCTGAAGTTGAAGCATGGGGTGGCCTGACTAAGGATGATACAAGCCGATTCTATGTTGAATCGTACATGTCACTCGTGAGTGACTTCATTCGTGTAACGGACAACACAGCTAACCCAGCAAGCCCGGTAGCTGGCACCTATGATCTTTCTGGTGGCAGCGACGGCATCCCTTCTGATCCCGAAGAACAGGATGCGCTAATTATCGGAAACGAACTGGGTATGACTGGTATGTGGTCTTTGTCCGACCCAGAGCAAGTCGATATTGATATTCTCTGCTGCCCAGGCCATGCGTCAACTGATGTCATTGTAGAACAGTTGCGAATGTGCCGGGACGTGCGAATGGATTGCTTCACTATCGTCGACCCACCGTTTGGGCTCACGGTCAATGAGATTGTGGACTGGCAGAACGGTGTGCACCCACTCAACCTGACCCGATTCGATAATGACTTTGGTGCGATGTATTGGCCGTGGTTGAGATACCGTGACACAACCAACCGAATTGATGTGTGGGTTCCACCGTCTGGTTCGGTTCTAGCTGTCTATGCACGATCTGATGACCTATCAGCCCCGTGGTTTGCTCCCGCTGGTTTAACCCGTGGTATCGTTCCTAACATCTCAGATGTGTTTTCACGACCTAGCCTCGAAGAACGAGACCAGATGTATGGAAACAGGAACGCTGTTAACCCAATTGTGCAATTCAGTGACA